AAATGGTGCAGCAGTTACAGTGACACTTCCGGCATCACCTGCAGTAGGTGATATCGTAAATTTTGTAGACTCAAGATATACTTTTGATACCAACGCATTGACTGTTGGAAGAAATAGTTCTAAAATAGCAAACACAACAGCAGACTTAGTAGTTAATACTGAGGGTGCAGCATTTGGATTAGTTTTTTCTGGTTCAGATGTAGGATGGACTTACACGGAGAAATAGAATATGGCAAATTACGAAGCAACTAAATATAATTTTTCAGGATCAGATCTTACTGGTATCGAAGGAATTCCTACAGCAACTATTGTGCCGTGGTCTTCAGCATCAGTGCCAACAGGTTTCTTAGAATGTAATGGTGCAGCAGTTTCAAGATCAACTTATTCTGCATTATTTGCAATCGTAGCCTCTACTTATGGTGGTGGTGATGGTTCATCAACTTTTAACGTACCAAATTTATCTGACAAAATTGCAATGGGTAAATCAAACAACAAAGCTTTAGCATCTACTGCAGGAGCGGAAACAGTATCATCATCTGGAAATGTTGGAACTAACATTAACGTTACAGGAAACGTTGCAGGTTCAACTGCCAATGCTTCTTTATCAACAGCACAACTTGCTTCTCACTCACATCCTAGCGTTGCGCATGGCCCAGGAAGTAATAATCCAAATCAAGGTGCAGGTGCTGCACCTATTAATTATAGAATAGCTCCAAGTACAAGCTCAGGAAGTTCAGGATCAGGACAAGGTCACTCTCACAACATGAGTGCAAACTTTTCAGGTAGTGGAAATGCTTCTAGTAGTTATTCAGGTAGTGCTACTTCGGTGTTACAACCTTATTTAACATTAATTTATATTATTAAAACATAGGAAAAATTATGGCAACAAACGCAAACTGGACAGTAATATTTGACGATAAAAAAATTATTAATCAATCAGTAAAAAATAAAAGTCATCCAATAGGATACATTATTGAAGATGATTCTTTTTGGAGTGATGCTAAATGGTCAAATATTTGGGCTATTCAATATAAAGATGACAATCTTGATTATAACGACTCTGTTGAATACAGAGATGATACACCACATGCAACTTGGACTAACTCTGCATTAGGTGATTTTAACTCTCAATTTATTTCAAAATGGGATTCAGCTCATTTATCTAAACTACAATCTGATTGGGACGATGATGATGCTAGTGATGATGAAACTGAAGCAGAAAAAATTGCTAGATTAGGTGAGAGACCTACTTCTTATAGTTCTTAATTTTTTATCAAAATCAAAATTATCTTTACTCTTAATATTAAATATTAGACTATATCTATTACTGTCTTCTTCATAAGTATTAAAACCATGTAGTATTTCTGGAGGAAATATATAATAATCTCCTGGTTCTGGAGATATTTTTAAATTTAATTCTGGTACTATCAAATCACATCCTTTTGTTAGATATAGTATACCATGTAAACAGGAGTGGCTATGATAATTCAAACTGTCTCCTTTTTTTATTTCATTACCCCAAGCATTTTCAACAAATTTTCTTTCTAAGAAATATTTAAATATATCTGAATGTGTTTTTTGATATTTATTTACTAAATAAGTTATAAAATTAATAAAATCAGGTTTATCTAAAAAGTAATTCCAATCGGTCATTCCTCCTTTTACATTAGTATAGTTATTCATATTAGGATCTAAATTAGATTTAATTGACATTGCAAAATTATGTATAATATCTGGATAAGGATAATTACCAAATATAATATTAACGTGTCGAGTGTAACTGACGCTTATACTATTTCGATCCTCATTTAATTTATCTTTTTTATCTAATAGACTAATCATCTTAACATCATCCAAGAAGTTAGAATATATTTTTCACCGGATAAAGGTGGATTACCTCTATGAACATATGGAAATCCAGCAGGCCAAATAACTATTCTACCTTTTTTAGGTTTTACTCTTTGGGAGAAATTTAAAAATTCTGTTTCACCTCCTTCTTCTACATCATTTAAATATATAGAAAAAACAAAAGCTCGAGGTTCATTTTCAAAACCTTTACCATGTTCTATATGCCAAACATGATAACCCTCTGTAGGTAATGTTTTTTGTATTTTTAAATCTGTAAAATTAAAAGGAACTCCATAAGCTTCATCAGCTCCTGTGTTTTTTATATAATGATTCCATGCTAAATCAAAATTTACCATCATAGGTTTTAAAGATTCCCACCATAGACTTAAATTATTAGCCGCTGCAAAAAACTGTTGATCTTGTTTTTTTAATGTAGAAGAATTTTCAAAATGAATTCTATTTAAAGTATTATTAAATTTATTTTGTTCTTCATATAATTTTATAGCTTTATTACATTCTTGTTCCATTATGTAGTTATCGTACACACCTATAAAATTTGTTATATTAACTGTTTTATCTTTCATTTATTTTTCCTTTATTTTATAAACATTTGTATTGATATTCTTGGTATAATTGGACTTAACACAGGATTAACCTTATGTTCAAGTGGAGATTTTATTATCACTAAAGAATTACCTACTATAGGTATATAACCATGACCATTTTCTGAGTTAAACATTAGTTCTCCACCAAACTGATTATTCCATCTGTTGTTAATATAATATGTTGCTCCGTATGTCCAATCACCATCATTATGCCAATTAATACCCGCTCCTTTTTCCATGTAATGAATATTACTAATAATGCTTTTAAAATTTTTTAATTGATAAAATTTATTACGATGAGTTAGAATTTTTAATTTTTCAAATGGTGGGTAGTTTTGTACACCTACTCTTTTTGGAGGAACTATATTATTTATTAATTCTTCCGACCATATACCTTTAGATGTATGTAAATTAATAGTTTTACGTTCTTTAAATATAGAATTATGAATTCCTTTATAAGTAGAATAATCTAAAAAATTTTGAATATAATAAAGTTTATCTGGTATTGAATATATTAATTGCATGATTGTAAAAAACAATTGATTGAATATCTAGTGCCTTTTGTTACAGGTTCAGTTCCATGAATCCATATAGGTTCAGCTGGAAATAACATAGCGTCTCCAGTTTTAAAAGATTCTTTTATTTGTCCATTAAAAAATCTAAATTCTCCACCCTCATAGTTTTCATTTAAATTTAATGTGCAAGAAGCTCTTATATTTCCTCCTAGATCACTATGGTCTTCAATACATTCTCCTTTTTTGTATTTTAAAATACGAATATTATCTGTTATGATCATAGAAGTATTATCAAAAGTAGGACATATATTTTTTTGAATGTGTAAAACATAATTAGTTATCATTATCGACAAATACATTTTAGATATATTTAAAGCTTCTTTTATATCTTTATTAGGATTAATAATTTTAGATAAGTTTAGACAGGTAAAATTGTCTAACTTAATTTTTTTGTCTTTATATTTATAACTTTGCTCTTTAACTGACAATTCAGAGTATTTTTCAAAAGTTTCTATTAATTTTTTACAAAAGCTTTTAGGGACTAATCCATTAATTCTATACTTTAAATCTGATATTTTATGGTCAAAGGACATTATATTGTATCTTTCATTCTCTATAAAATTAATATATAGTATAATTTATATATTTCAAAGGCTTTTTATGTTACAAAAATTAGGATTTTTACCAGGATTTAATAAACAGGTTACACCTACCGGCGCTGAATCACAGTGGACAGATGGAGAAAATGTACGTTTTAGATATGGTACACCTGAAAAAATAGGTGGGTGGTCTCAATTAGGATCTGATAAACTAACCGGAGCTGCAAGAGGTTTACATCATTTTGTTAATAAAAATTCTATTAAATTTGCAGCTATAGGAACTAATAGAATTTTATATGTGTATTCTGGTGGTGTTTATTATGACATACACCCTTTAGTTAATCCATCAGGAACAGCAATTACAAGTGCATTCAGTACAACAAACGGATCACCTACAGTTACTATAACTGCAAATTCAAATGGTTTTGTAGCAGGAGACATAGTTTTATTTGGTGATGCGACTACATTTAGTGCTATTACTAATTCTAATTTTGGAGCTTCTGATTTTGCTGATAAAAAATTTATGGTTACATCTATTATAGATGGAAATAATTTTACAATCACAATGCCTAGTAATGAAACAGGTAGTGGAGCATCTACTTCTGGAGCTATTACATATTTTAGATACTTTCATGTTGGACCTGCAGAACAATTAGGTGCTTTTGGTTGGGGAATACCTTTATGGGGTGGAGAAATATTAGGGGTTGCAACAACAACATTAAACGGATCACTAAGTGCTAATGCTTTTGGTACAGGTGGATCAGGAACAAGTATTACATTAACTTCTACATCAGGATTTCCAACTACCGGTACTAACTTTATTCAAGTAGACTCAGAAGAAATTTCTTACACAGGTGTGGCAGGAAATAATTTAACTGGTATTGTTAGAAATGTTAGAGGAACAGCTAACGCATCTCACTCTAGTGGAGCAACTGTTACCAATACATCTGGTTGGACAGGATGGGGTTCTGCTGCAGTAAACACAGATTCTGTAATAGATCCAGGTCTATGGTCTTTAGACAATTTAGGATCAACTCTTATTGCATTAATACACAACAATGAATGTTTTCAATGGGATGGTGATGCATCTAATGCAACAGCAACAAGAGCAACTATTATATCAGGTGCACCAACAGCGTCACGTGATATGTTGGTGTCTACACCTGACCGTCACTTAGTATTTTTTGGAACAGAAACAACGATTGGTAATAAAACTACTCAAGATGATATGTTTATTAGATTTTCTTCTCAGGAAGATATTACAGATTATACACCTACAGCTGAAAATAGTGCGGGTACACAAAGACTGGCCGCCGGATCACGGATCATGGGTGCTACACTTGGTAGAAATGCAATTTATATTTGGACTGACACTTCTTTATTTACTATGCGTTTTGTGGGAACTCCTTTTACATTTGCTTTTGAACAAGTAGGTACTAACTGTGGATTGATTGGTATGAATGCAGCTGTTGAAGTTGACGGTGCCGCGTACTGGATGTCTGATAATGGTTTTTTTAGATACACAGGTAAACTAGAATCAATGGATTGTTTAGTAGAAGACTTTGTTTATGATGATCTTAATACTACATCTAATCAATTAGTCTATGCAGGTATAAATAATTTGTTTGGTGAAGTTACATGGTTCTATCCATCTTCTACATCTAACAACATTAACAGAGCAGTTACTTATAGTTATTTAGACTCAACTTCTAAAAGACCTATATGGTTTACAAATGATAGTAGTTTATTTCCTAGAACAACATGGGAAGATTCTGCTGTATTTGGATTGCCACATGGAACTCAATACGATGCGGACACAGACACTTCGTTTGATGTGCAAGGAAACTCAGACGGTATTTCATATTATTATGAACACGAAACAGGTGTTAATCAATTAAGAGATGGAGCAACCACAGCTATTCCAGCTAATATTACTTCAGGAGATTATGATATTACTCAAAAAGTTGTAAGAGGAGCAGCTACTAATTTAGGTGACCTTAGAGGTGATGGTGAAAACATAATGAGAGTTAGTAGAATTATTCCTGATTTTATATCTCAACAGGGAGACGCTATTGTGCAATTAGATTTAAGAGATTATTCTAATGATGCAGCAGCTAGCTCATCACTAGGACCTTTTACAGTAACAACTTCTACAAGCAAAGTAGATACACGTGCTAGAGCTAGAGCTATAGCTCTTACAATATCTAACACTGCTGTAGATACTAGTTGGAAACTAGGGACTTTTAGATTAGATATACATGCTGGAGGAAGACGATAATGGAAGCTTTATTACAATCATTAGCTACTAAATATGGTTTTGAATATGCTGCTAAACTTTTAGGAATAGATCAACAACAAAATCCTAAGTATACATATGGTATGCCTTTTACAGATGGTAACATATCTTTAAATCCAATAAACTCGTTAAAAAGAGGAGCTCTTAATACTAGTTTTAAATTTTTAACAAGTGGTGCAGGTAAATCTATTCTTCCTCTGGGTGGGATAGCTGGATTAGCAATGATAGCAAATAAATTTAGAAAACCACTTACGGGTTATGATACTCAAAAAGCTTATGATGATGCTAGAAACCGAAGAATAGCAGATAAAAGATTAGATAAAATTACAAATCGAATGATTGATGGTAAAAATTACGGAAACTATGCAGATGCAATATTAAGTAGTGGTGCAGGTGCTGTAGATATTGATGGTGTAATAATGTCTGGTGCTGATTATTTTCCAGACCCACCTAAAGAAAAAAAATATCGTGAGCAACCAAATCCACATCAAGATAATAATGCTGGTAGTAACAGACCTAGTGCACCACAAAAAGCTACTGAAGCTGCTGCTTCTAGTACCCAAGATTCTTATGAAGAAGCTGCATATGGTTATAGAAGAGGAGGTATTGCAAATTTATAATGGCTAAAATAGTACAAACATTAACTAGAGCAAGTGATGAATATGAATCAGATGTAGCACAATCTTTAGTTAGAGATTTAGATGCGGTGCTTGAGAAATTAAACACAACGTTTCAAGAAGAATTAAAACAGGAGATAGAAGCTAGAAGTTTCTTTTTAGATTAATGGCAGTAGTAAACCAATATAAATTTGCAGGTATAGACAACAACACAACAGGTAGTGCACTTACACCATTAGGTGCTAGCATTCCTGCTGTTAATGAAACTATTGTTATTAAGTCAATACTTGTTACAGCAGCTGGTACACCTACAGTCACGGTTACAAACAACAGTATTACAGCTATTAAATCAGCAGCATTAACAGCAAATGTTACAACAGAATTATTAACCCAACCGCTAATAGTAGAAGGTGGCAAAACCTTTACAGTACAAGCAAGCAGCTCAGACTCGTTTGATGTAGCTATTAGCTATTTAAACATTAAGAAAGAAGTAACTACATAATGAAAGTATATAACGCTAAAGTAGAAGAAACCTACAGACACAAGGAAACTGGAGAGATTTTTAAGGAAAGAAAAGACTGGGAAGTTAAAGGGTACAAACCTGAAGAAATGGCTCAAGATGTAAAAGTTATTATGCCTGCTCTTGATTTGTTCAGTAAAACAAAGTAAACTAGTAAAACCATGGGAATAGAAGATATACAAATTTCAGAAGAACTAAAAACTAACGCACCATCTATAAAGTATAGTGGTAACGAAGGTCCTAAATCTCCTCAAGAAATGGAGCAAATGATGATGGCTCAATTACAGGAAGAGTATTTAAAATATGTTGATGACATGATGGAGCAAGGTCTTGAGCCTATGACTCTAGAACAGTTTATGCAACAAGCTATGACCGAAGGTCAAATGGCTGGTGGCAATCCTTTACCTAACGATCCTACAAAACCAGTAAATCCTTTTGCACCTAAACCTACAGGACCAGTTTTACCTGACAGACAAATGGCAGCAAATGGTGGTGCTATGGGTATTGAAACACCTAAAAGAGGAAGAGTAGATGGTCCTGGTAGTTATGGTGGTATTGGATCGTTCTTTCAAAAATATATTAAAGATCCAATTGAAGCAGCTTTTACTGATGAAACTTTTCAAAGTTTAAAAGATAGATCACAAAAAAGAGTTGATGCAGAAGATGCAGAGTTTGGTGAGGGTTATGAAAATCCTCTTGATACTTTTTTTAAAGGTGAAAAAAAGAAAAAAATAGACGGTACAGAATATCGTGAAGGTGGTGTAGATAAATATATTATACCAGCAATTGGTGGAATTGTATCAGGACTGTTTACTAAAAAAAATCAAGATGGAACTACAGGTGGTATGGGTCCAGATGAAACAGCTTTAGCGTTAGCAGACCTTAAAAAATCTGCAAATATATTAGATCAAAAACAAGGACTACAAGCAGGGTTAAATTTTTTACCTGCAGAAGCTGCTAGAAAATTTACACCAGCAGAAATGATTGAAACATATTCACAAGAGCAAATGAGTGATCAAAAATTAGCCGCTAACGGTGGGAGAATAGGATTTAACAATGGTAATATAGTAAATCCTTTTTCAGAATTAGAAACGTTTCAATTAAAAGGATTAGGTTATGATGTAGCTGGCAAAGGTGTAGAACCTTTTGGTGGTGTTGAAGTATTAAAAGATATTTTAAGAGTTAACCAACAAAGACCTTATGCTATGGGTGGTAGAATAGGATTTAACATGGGCAATACAGTACCCCCAATGCCAATGCCTACATATCCTAGAGTAGATAGAGAAGAAGGTGGTATAATGATGGCTTCAGCACCTGATCCAATGGATGAGAGAAATAGCATGATGGAAACTATTGCCATGGAAGAATTTGGTAAACCTTTATCAGATTTAAGTGAAGATGAAATAATTCAAATAGAACTGTTTATGGAAGAAATGTCTAAAAGAAAAAATGAACCAAGAGTCATGGCCCAAGAAGGTGGAATCATGGACCTTGGTGGTATGGAAAAAGATTACAGAGCTGAAGGTGGGTTTGTACCTATTGGAAGAGAAGAAAAAGCAGACGATGTGCCTGCAAGATTAAGTGTAAATGAGTTTGTATTTA